GAAGCGGATGCGGATAATACTATGTGCTGGGTGTTTGCAACAACAAAAAGTAGCAATCTGCCTATGCCTGAAGCCATCGCCTATATCAGAGCAAACCCGGATAATTACCCCTACTGGATGCCCATCCCGCCGCTGCCGGAAACATTTGCGCGGGGTCACGAAAATGGTGGTAACCATGCTGACAAATGATCGGGAGAAACGGATCTGCGCAAAGTACAGCGCCCGTGACGAAGAGGGTTATGTTCATTGCAGCGAATGCCCATTGAGCAAAAGCGATTTAAAGTGCAAGGCAATCGCCCACTATGACCGCAAAGCAAAAGAGTGGGTGTATGACGGAGAGGAGGGAAAGAAGTGAATTACAAACTCGGAACCATCAAGCTCTTGCCCAAAATCAAACACTGGCTCAAGAAATTCCTGTTCGGCGTAACTTATATAAACTGGATACCCGGAGAAGCGCCGCCGCCACCACTAACCGGAGACATGATGGAGAAAGCATATCGAATAATGGTTGACAAGGGCGTGGTTAAATACGGAGAGCCAGTGTTTGTTGAAACATACAAAAAGCGTGGGCGTAAATCGTCGGGGGTAGAGAAATGACCAGACAGGAAGCTATTGACACCCTGCGCCTGATGGCGGCTGAGGTGGAGTGGGAGTACACGCTGGAGTATCAAGCGGCCATTGACACGGCGATAGATGCCCTGCGCGGCCCCGTCCCTGACCCGATCACCGGGCTGGTGCCGTGCGGGTGCGGGGGGAAGGCTGGATACCTATCAACCCAAAGCGACTATGCAGCATCTGTACGCGCATTTGCTCAATGTCCTAAGTGCGGCGAAAAAACAGCTGAGTACAGCGCATATATGTACAACACCGATGCCGTAATGATGCTGAAATTTAAGGTAATGGACGCTTGGAACTTATCTCACGGCTACAAGGAGGACACAGCGGAATGAGCATCATCATCGAACAGACAAGGCCATGACGGTCTGAAGGGGGGAACATGAGCAATTGGTTAGTGGTTATCCTGATTTGGTCGTCCGGCGCGTTTACTGGGGCTTTGCTTGCCTTGTTAATGCGCAACAGCGGGAATATATCAGCGGAAGAACGGGCGTACACAATGGGCTACCGCGACGGGCACAGGAACGGCCTGCGCAAGGGCAAGGTGTTGAAAATCGACGCGGCGCTGTACGATGAATTAAAAGACAGGGCGACCGGGCGCGTGGATGTAGCGCCGGGGAACGACAGCATAAGGGGGAGCAAATGAGCGGCGGGAGTATGGATTATGTCTGCTGGAAGATAGAGGAATGGGCCGGGAGCCTGAAAGACCGAGAGTTAACCGATTTGGCGATGGACCTTGCGAAAGTGTTTCACGACGCCGAGTGGTGCCAAAGCTGCGACATCGGCGAGGATGATTACCGCAAGACCGTCAGCGAGTTCAAGGCCAAGTGGTTTAATGGTGACAGGAACGAACGCATAACGGGCTACATCGAGCAGATTTTCAGCGAGGCGAAGCGGGAGTGCCTGGAGTTGATAGGAGGCGACCATGCCAGTAAAGAGTAAATTCTACAAATCCGCAACAGACTGCCCCGTCTGCGGCGGGATGCTGCACCCCGGAGACACCTGCGAAATGTGCAAATTCAGCTTCAAGGCTTGGATGGAATGGAGAGCGATAAGGCTGAAAGCACCCGCGAGGTAGCGCCTATGAAAGGACACAGGCCACCGGAGCGAGAAGTAAAATGCCCGTTTTTCAAGTTTTTCGGAGACAGGCGGATTGTCTGTGAAGGGCACCATGACGGACTGATCACGCTGTCCCAGGTGTTCCGCGACAACCGGGCGATGGACCTGCAGGCGAGTGTGTTTTGCAGCAAGGAATACAAAAAGTGCGAGATATACCGTATGATCATGGGCGCGAAGTATGAGGAAGAGGATAAGGAGGGGGAGGATGGATAACGGATGGATCGACATGAGAGAGCGCAAGCCGACAGAAGCAGATGCGCTTATGGATGCGGGCGGAGAATTGGCTGTGGAAACGCTTGAGAAATATAGCCATGGATACTATCCGGAGATTACGAAACTCAAAAAGATTGAAGACGCCGGAGGGTTAGCCTGCAAGTATCATCCTTACTGGCGGCCTATCCCGCCGATGCCGGCGGACCTGAAGCCCTGGCATGACTATTACATGGGGGAAGGAGAAAGGCCGAAATGATAACCAGTATGGCAGCCATGACCATGTTGTACAATGCGGGATTAGGCGCGATTGTAAACCGCGACATATCCATGCAGTATGTGAAGCATGTCAAGGAGTACGCGACAGGGCAGGAGCGCCGCTACATCCTATGCTCTAAGAGCAAGAGGGTGCGCGAGAAGTGGAAAAAGAAGATGCACCAGAGGATAATGAATGAAATATCGTGTTCAGATAATTAACAGGTTTCTAAACGCCAATTATCACAATGCGATATGAGAATACAAAAAGACCCCCATCACGGGGGCCTTTTTAATTACGTTTTGAAAGAATTACTCCCCTCTAAATAGCAAGCGGGAATTGATACCATGCCGTGGGGAGGGGAGATTATGAGCAATAAAAAAAGCGATCAGCCCCCGGATCGCAAGAAACCAGGACGAAACGGAAAGTACGAAAGATGGCTGACAGAGGACGGCCTTCTCTTGCTGCAGGGATGGGCCAGGGCGGGGCTTACAGACGAGCAGATAGCCCATAACTGCGGCGTAACAACGACAACGCTGTACAACTGGAAATCTAACCATGTTGAGATATTTGAGGCCTTAAAAGAGGGCAAGGAAGTCATTGACCTGATGGTCGAAAATGCCCTACTCAAGCGGGCGCTGGGGTTCAGCTATGACGAAACAATGGTTGAGGAAGGGCCGGACGGAACAAAGACGCGAGTGACTACCAAGATGGTCATTCCCGACACGACCGCTCAAATCTTCTGGCTCAAGAACCGTAAGAAGGCCGAGTGGCGCGACAATGCGGAGCGGCTTGAGATGGAGAGGGAGAAGCTGGAACTGGCAAAGCGCCTGACAGACGCACAGATTGCCAAGATCAACAGCGACATTGGCGTGGACGATACCGAGTTCGTGATTGGTTTTGACGAGGAAATTGAAACAAACGGGTGGTCGAAGTGAAGAAGCTGTCAATTGGATTCAGGCCATCAGACACACAGCGCAAGCTTTACGAGAGCAGGACCTTCTACACCATTTTCGGCGGCGCGCGGGGCGGGGGGAAGACACACGGCCTGAGAAGCAAATCTATCATGCTGTGCGGAGAGTTCAAAGGGTATCGCGTGCTGATCATCCGCCAGAGTTTCCCGGAACTGGAAAAGAACTACATCACACCGATGAAGAAGATTCTGGCCCGGCATGCGACCTACAACGGCACAGAAAAGACCTTCACCTTCCGCAATGGATCGACCATCTCATTCATGTATTGTTCCTGCGACGCTGACCTGAACAAGCTGCAGGGTGCCGAGTATGACGCGCTGATGATCGACGAAGCAACGAACATGACGGAATACCAGCTGCGAGAGTTGTATGTCATTGTTCGCGGTGTTAATCCATTTCCTAAGCGCGTGTATATGTCCTGCAATCCTGGCGGACCGGGGCATAGCTACATTAAGCGCATCGCCATTGACAGGCAGTTCCTGGACGACGAAAGCCCGGACGATTACACCTTTATTCAATCTCTGGTCACTGACAATTACGTATTGCTCAAGTACATGCCGCGATATGTTGAAAATCTCGACGCTTTGCCGTCCAGGCGCAAGGCCGCGTGGAGGTATGGAGATTGGAACGTCTACGAGGGCCAGTTTTTCGACACCTTCACGGACGATCCAGATCACTACGACGATTGGCAGTTTACGCATGTCATTAACCCCTTTCAAAACGGTCCGCCGCGTGAGTGGGGAGCGATATACCGCAGCTATGACGAGGGCTATGACAAGCCGTTTTCCGTGGGCTGGTGGGTGGTTAGCCCGGACGGGGTGCTGTTTCGGATACTGGAACTCTACGGCTGCACAGATCAGCCCAACGAAGGGCTTCACTGGACGAATGACGAGGTTTTTGCGCGTATTGCAGAGATAGAGCGCACGCACCCATGGCTGATGAACCGCGAGATACACGGAGTAGCGGATCCTTCCTGCTGGAAAGGGAGTGACAGGGGCATATCGAGCATGGATATGGCGGCAAGACACGGTCTGCACTTCAAGAAGGGCGAGAACGCGCGGATACCCGGCTGGTATCAAATGCGATACCGGATGCAGTTTGACAAGAACGGCTACGCCAAGATGTATGTTTTCAAGACTTGCAAAGCGTTTATCCGCACAATCAGGCTGCAGATGTATGACAAAAAGCATCCGGACGATTGCGACAGCGCCCTGGAAGACCATGTGATGGATGAGGCGCGCTACATGTGTATGTCAAGACCCATAGCGCCATCTCTTCCGGAAGCACCCGCAGACATCGCCGTTAACCCGCTTGGTACGGGTAAAAACATGATAAGGAGAAGACACAAATGAGCGAACTGGAACAGCAAGCCCCGGCCGTCAGACAGGGCATCATTGATGAAAAGGCGCTTGGCCGCGCGAACGCTATCCTCAAGGAATACCGGGAGGGCAAGCAACCTATCGACGACCGCATCAAGGAAGCGGAGCGCTGGTGGCTGCTCAAGCAATGGGAAGTCATGGACGCGAAGGCCGGCGGCACCGCGGGCAGCGCGAACGACCGCAGGACGGCCTCTGCCTGGCTGTTTAACGCCATTGTAGGCGCTCAAGCGGACGCTGTGGAAGCCTACCCCGAACCCATCATCCTGCCCCGCGAACAGGGCGACGAGGAAGAAGCGAAGAACCTGTCCAAGATCCTGCCTGTGATCCTGCAGCAGAACGGATTCGAGGAAACCTACTCTAAAGCACAATGGCAGAAGATGAAAACAGGCACAGGCGCGTATGGCGTGTTTTGGGATAAATCCCAGCACAACGGCCTGGGGGATATCTCCATCCGGCGCGTGAACATGCTCAACCTGTTCTATCAGCCGGGGATAGACGACATACAGGCTTCTCAAAACCTGTTTCACACGGAAATGGTGGACAGGAAGTACCTGCTCAGCCAGTATCCGCAGCTGGAAGGCAAGAACTTGGACAGCTTTGACGCGGTTGTGCCAAAGACCGAGGAAAAGGTCAAGACGGACGATCTGGTCGAAGTGGTGGACTGGTACTATCACCGCGTCAACATGCACGGAAAGCGCGTGCTGCACTACGCCAAATACTGCGGCACGGCCCTGATCTACGCGTCGGAGAACGATTTGGACCCGGAAACGGACGATATGGGCAACCTGCTCCGTGACGCGCCTGCCGTGACGGGCCTCTATGACGATGCGGAGTATCCTTTCGACCTGGACCCGCTCTACCCCATCGACGGTTCCCCGACCGGGTTGGGCATGGTCTACATCGGCAAATCGGCGCAGGAGAACATTGACCGGCTTCAAACAAAGATCATACAGGTGGCGATCCAGGGCGCGACACCGCGCTATTTCTCATTCGGCAACAGCATCAACGAGCAGGAGTTCGCTGATTGGGCGGGCAGCCCCATCGTGCATGTGAACGGCTCCAACGGCAGAGATGATGTGGAGCAGATCACATCCCCCAAGATTGACAGCATGTTTGTGCAGATCAGGAATGACCTGATCGAAGAACTCAAGCAAACGCTCGGCATGACGGACGTGACCATGGGCAACGCTTCCTCCGGCGTGACGGCGGCCAGCGCCTACGCCATTCTGGACGAGAACGCGGGCAAGCCCAAGCGGGCCAGTTCAAGGGGCAGTTACCGCATGTATTCGCGCCTCATTAACCGCGTGATCGAGCGCATACGCCAGTTCTATGACACACCCCGCACCTTTCGCATCACCGGCGACAGCGGCGAGAGGGAGTATGTACCCTATGACAACTCCGGCCTGGCCATGCGCCCCCAGCAGGGCGAAACGGAGCTGTTTGAAAAGCCTGTGTTCGATATTGATGTGCGCGCGCAGAAGCAGACCGTGTATACCCGCATGAGCCAGAACGAAATGGCGATCCAGTTCTTCCAGATGGGCGTATTCAACCCGCAGGCCGCAGACGCGGCGCTCAAGATGCTGGACCTGATGGATTTCAAGGATAAAGAGAAGATCATGCAGCAGATCAAGGAAACCATGATGCTGGTGGATCAGCTCAAGAAGTTCCAGGAGTTGGCGCTTGCCTTGACGGCGCAGTACAACCCGGCCATGTATGAACCGCTTATGCAGGAGATCGTGGCAACAGACCCGATGGCCGCGCAGACGCTTGGCCTGCAAGGGAAGCCCGCAGCCCTTCCGCAGCCTGAAAAGCCGAAAGAATCAGCGGGGGTGCAGAAGGCGCGGCAGCAATCGCAGAACGCCAGCCAGCCGCAGTAAAGGAGAGAGTATGAGGATACCAGATAAGGTCATAATCGGCGGTATGCCGTTTGGGGTTAAGCGTGTTATCGAATCAGGTTGTGGTGTTGAACACGAAGGGCGCATAGACTATCGCAATCAACTTATCACCATCATTGACGCAGGCAACGAATATGCCAAAGTGACATTCTTGCATGAGTGCATTCACGGAATGTTCGAATCCTTAGGGCTTTACGAGGAGAACAAAAAAGAAGCCCTGATTGACGGCCTTGCGCATCAATTACGCCAGCTGTTGGACGATAACCCGCAATTATTTGAAAAAACCTACGAACCTGCGCAGGCCGAGGACACTCCCCTCTAAATCATCCGCCCCATTCACTACAATGAACCCATGGGATCGTCCACCTACGGACAGAGAGGTAATTATGGACAAAGAATTAAAGCTGAACCTGCAGATGTTTGCCGATGGGGCCGCGTCAAGCGCCCCGACAGGCACGGACGCAGGAGGGGCAACGGGCGAAGGGGCACAGGCCGCCGCTGTGCAGCAGAATCGGGCGTTGACCCGCGAGGAACGGACCAGGGCCGCTATGGAGCGCCAGGAGAAGTTCCTTCAAGGGAGCCAGGCCGCCGCTGGGCAGGTGGAAACACCGCAAACCCCGCAGGAACCTACATTCGACGACCTCATCAAAGGCAAGTATAAGGCTGATTATGACGGCAAGGTGCAAGGCATAGTCAAGGAGCGGCTGAAGAACTCCAAGCAGGCGGAGAGCACACTGGAAGCGCTGAACCCCGCCATTGAAAAGATGGCGAAGAAGTACGGCGTAGACCCGGCAGACCCCGGCGCATTGGCGCAGGCCATCCTCAATGACGACGACCACTATGAGCAAGAGGCGCTTGAAAAAGGCCTGCCCATTGAAACGGTCAAGGAATTGGACAGGATGAAGCGGGAAGCGGAAGCGCTCAAAGCCCAACAGGAACAACTGGAACGGGAGGAAAGGATTCAGGGCCGCTTTAACGAGTTGGCCGCCGAGTTCCCCGCCATGAAGGAGCTGTACCCCGGCTTTGACATGAAGCAGGAATTGGAGAATCCGAAGTTCGCCTTCCTGGTGGACCCGAACGCTCCGGTAAAGTTCAGCCTGAAAGAAGCCTATCAAGCCGTGCATGGTGAGGAAATATTGGCCGCTGGCATGCAGTACGCAGACCAGAAAGGCGCGCAGAAAGTAGCCCGGAGCATCCAGGCGAACGCGCGCAGGCCTTCCGAGAATGGTATGGGAAATGTGGGGGCATCACAGACACAGCAGAGGCCCCTGTCTCAAATGACCGACGCAGAGAAGAGCAAGTATCTTCAATCCATCAGGGAGCGCGTCAAGCGGGAGGGGACCTTAGACACGTTGTACTAAGGAGGATAACCCCATGGATTCCTTGATTAAACTCAACCTTCAGATGTTCGCGGACGCGGGCACCTTCGTCAATGCCATCCCTAATACGGTCAACGCCTATACCGGCGCTGTCCATGATACCCGGTCGGCCGCTGAACTGGCCGCGCTCAACCATGATTACTGGGTAGAAGAACTGCTCGACAACATGCGCGATGAGTTGATCTTCACGCAGCTTGGCGAAGCGGAAAACCTGCCCGCGAACAACGGCACGACCGCCAACTGGACGCGGATTCCCCCGCTGCCTGACGCGGATGTACTGGTCGAAGGCGTAATTCCCCAGGGCAAGCGCTTCTCCGCCGAGAGCATCAGCGTCCCGCTGGTGCAGTACGGCCTGTACACGACCCTGTCCGACAAGGTGCAGGTGCACGCCATCGGCCAATTGCAGCAGAAGCTGACCGCCGAGGTCGGTGATTCCCTGGGCAGAACCTATGACAAGGTAGCCCGCGCCGCCCTGCTCCAGTCTGACAACGTTGTTCTGGCAGACAGCTTTGTTAAATCAACAGGCGTGTTCGCCAACACCAACTCCCTGCGCAGCAACCTGTCCACCGCGGACGCGACCTTCTCCGGCATTTCCCCCGAAATGGTGCAGAAGATGGTCACCGATATGGTCAAGCGCAAGGCCAAGCCCTTCCGCGACGGCAACTTCGTCGGCATCATCCACCCATCCGTCATGCACGACATGAGGCGGCATCCTGAGTTCCGCGACAGCCACAAGTATGACGCAAGTGACATCCTGTGGAAGAACGAGATCGACACGATGTCCGGCGCGCGGTTCATCTGGTCCAACCTGGCCCCGGTCATTCGCGGAGGCCCCCTGACCGCTGCAGCCGCCAACCTGACTGTCAAGACGACCCTGTCCGTGCCCGGCAAGACCGTGGCTGTGGACGAGGCCATCACAGCAGCCGAAGGCGCTGCCATGGTGGGCCGCAAGATTCTCATCGGCACCGCGCTTCACACCGTGGCTTCCGTGTCTCACGCTGTGGCAGGCTCCGCGACCATCACGACCGTTGACAACGTCACCGTCGCGGCCGGCACCGATGGCGTAGTGATCTACCCCGGCGAAGGCGGCGCGGCCGGCGCGGCTGTCTACCCCTGCATCTTCCTGGGCCGTGACGCCTTCAAGGTGGTCAAGCCCAGCGGCATGGGCGTTGAGCACATCGCCAAAGACAAGGGCACCATCGGCGGCCCGCTGAATCAGTTCTCCACCATCGGCGGAAAATTCGAGACCGCGGCAAAGATCGTGCAGCCTGACAACGTCGGCATCCTGGAGGTCGTTTCTTCGTTCTCCATGATCGACGAAGCAAACTACGTCGAGGGCTAACCCATGAATAGAGGGGGCGGGAATGTCCCGTCCCCTTTTTTACAACAAGGAGGAACTATGGCAGTCAAAAAGGATATTGAAACCGTGGAACTGGTCAAAGCGGAAGAAAGTACTCCCGCCGAATTCACAGCGCCCAAAGCGCCGGCAAAGAAAACCTTCGCGTACAAGGGCCGCAATCCCTTCGCCAATGACCCGGACTATCAGGAGATGCGAACCATCTTCCTGCCGATGGCCCGCGCGGGCGAACAGCCCAACGCGGAAATCAGGCTTAACGGCGTGAAGTGGCAGATCCCCCGCGGCAAGGCCGTGGATGTGCCCCTGCCCGTGTATGAGCAGTTCCAGCGCAAGCTGAGGAACGAAGCCTCCGAAATCAAGCTGCAGAACGCCATGATGGCATCTATGTCGCCTGAAAACTTCGGGCTTGGTTACCGCCTGGGCGAAGAACCTGAAGGCATTTAAGGAATAGCGGTGTACGCGGGAGGTTATTCATGCAGATCAAGGAATTGCTTGACAGCGTCAAGGCCCTGCGGCCAAGTTCCTACACGGACGCGGAGTTGATTGCCTGGCTGAACCGTATCGAGCGCAACATCTGGAACAACCTGGTGATTACGCACGCGCTTCCTGACGGCATGGTAACAGAGCTGCCCGTGTATGACGCGCTGACAGATGATGATGCGGTGCTGCTGGCCCCATTGCTGCATGACGAGATATATCAGCACTTCCTGATTATGCAGATTGACCAGTACAACGGGGAGTACGTCAAGTACAACAACAGCCGGGCGTTGTACAACACCGCATGGATGGGGCTTGCCAACTGGTGGAACCGCAACTACAGGCCGATCAAGCGGATTGACGGCTTTACGCTGGACGCATCCGGCACAGGAGGCTACATTGATCCTCTATCCAGCACTTAACGAGCCGCAGAGGTACGAGCAGATGCTTGATACCTTCCTGGGCTACAACATAAATCCCCGCGTAGGCGAGGGCGAGTGGGCCGATATGCAGAATGTCAGCCCGCGCGCCTTCCCTTGTTTCGCGCCCAGAGAGCGGCGGGGCATGGTGAAGCAGCTGACCAGCCCGCAGGGGATGATAGCGCGCGACGCCCTGGTGTGGGTGGACGGCGCGACGCTCTACATTAACGAGCTGGCGGTGGCGGGCTTGGTGCTGAGCACATCGTCCGGCATGGTGCCCAAGCAACTGGTGAGCATGGGCGCTTATCTGATCGTGTTACCCGATAAAAAGTATGTGAATACCGCCGATCTGAGCGATTATGGCAGCATCGATGCCAGCTACAGCTATACAGGCAGTGTAACCTATACGCCGGCCCGCGTGGACGGCACGGAAATCGACCTGGAGGGCGTTCCGGTGACCGTTGAGCCGCCGATTGATCCGGTCAACGGTGATTACTGGATCTATGCGGGCGGAGAAACGGATGTGCTGAGACAATACAGCAGCCTTTCGGAAGAGTGGGTGGACATCCCAAGCACTT